ACGTGCACATCATCCCAAGTACCGCCTGCACCGAGGTCAAGAACAGGATTGCTTCCATCCTTTGTCCATGTTTTGCCATCGGTTGATGTTGCATAGCCTATGCGCCAGCTAGTACCATCATAACCGGAATACCACATTTTATAGGTAGACCCGTCTTTGATGACTGAGGGGGTAAGCACGTGCACATCATCCCAAGTACCGCCTGCACCGAGGTCAAGAACAGGATTAAAGGCAAATTTATCAAATGAATCCGGCAGGCCTTGCAGGGATATCTCCTCCGCAATATTTTCAAATATCCGTTGACCGGACAGGACATCATCAGTCTCAGTCCCGTCCCATAACGGTATTTTGACGGTCTCAGTAAAAGCCATTAAACCCTCTGAAGACTCGCTGCGTCAGCCTTAACAGCGTTTTTTATCTCAGTAATTTTGGTTACAATATTCAAAACCTCGTTAATATCAACAAGACTATCAAGCAGGGCCAATGTGGACTTGATACGCTCCAGCGTATTGGTGATGATAGTCGCGCTCTCGCCTGTAAACCTGTTAGGCACATCGGCGATTGCTGCATCCACATCTACATACCCCATATCGGCCAGATTGCTCTCGAACGGCCTCTGGCCTGCCTCGGTATCCATTGCCGCCTTCATTTCATTAATGCCCTTTGATAGGGACGCAAGCTGACGCAATGTTAGTCCCTCTAGTTGTGCGAGAGTTACAGGCTCCGTCAATCCGTATTCGGCCAATATCGCCTCAAATGACGGGATTAACGTATTGTTATAGGTATTGATCGCATCATATAGCCGATTATTTTCGGCAACCAATCCGCTTGTCGGGTCACTCATTATTCATCCTCCCTGATTTTTTGCGGCCAGAATAGATGTCCGATTAATACGCCTGCCGCCACGCCTACAATCGGGTAGTCATCTACCCACCCGTAAACCACCCTGCTAATAGTGGCATCAACGCCGCCCTCGACAAGGGCATAAACGTCATAACCGGACAGGATTACAACGGTGGCGATGAGTATGTGTTTTGTGAGCCTGGTGGTATCCATCGTACCTCTACTTATATGATACGGTTACGTCTACCGAAGCCCCTCCACCGGTCAGCGTAGTTATGCGAGGTCGTATATGCTCGGCCACTTTATCGTTGACATGAAATATGACATAGCCATTAGCTATGTCGGCACTGTTAGCAGAGTAAGCCCCAAAGACGGGATAGGTAGCATTGTCTATGCTGCCGTCCAGCGTTAATGTCAGGGAAGAAGTATTGGCGAACGTAGCCACCACGGTATAGCTGGATGCCTTTTTGACCGACTTGGCCTGCCCTGTGCCTACAGAGGTGGCGTTGTCAAAAAGCAGAGAGCCTGCATAAGATATGGAAGCAGGCAAAAGCAAAACGATTATTCCCAGGCCAACAACAAATTTCTTCATGCTAGTCCTCCTTAACTGCGTCTTTGAACGCCTTTGCGAACTCATCTTCCTCCATCATGCCTTCCTTGAGGTCGGGCAGCACCTTATCCAGTATACTCTTGACCTCATCCACGTCTTTGGCTATCAAGGTTTTATGCTCACGGGGCAGACCTACCTCACATTTGTCCTCCCTCTTTTTTTTCGCCTTAACCCTGATGCCAACTACAAATCCGCCATCATCTGTCCGTGAGACAGACATCACTTCTTCTGTGTACATAGCTTCCTCCTTTTAAAATCCAAGCTCCTTGGGCCTCAACCTCATGCCCCTGGGCCTTCTTCTTCTATTCTTTTCTGTCAGAGCCGACACCGAAGGACCGAACTTGGCCCTGAATAGTCTTTCGTTGTCTGCGGCTTTAACCGGGTCTTCTGCCTCTGCATCTTGTTTTCTGTAGGCCAGATGAAGAATCCACGGTATGAGGTCGATATGGTATTCCGCCGGCACTTCCGGGGTTTCACCTCCGGCGTAAGTGACATCTTCCAGCGGCAATCTCTGGACCACCAGCGTAGCCGTGTCGTTCTCCTCCGGCGTTGGAACTATCTCTACCTTACCTTTTCTTTGTATGTAGTAGGCGGGTGTGCCTTCAGATGTCCTCCAGTAAGGATATTGGTCGTCCAGCCAGTCCTCGGTCTTTTGCTCTAGTGGCAGGCCATTGGACGCCAAGAACAGGTCCTTGACCAGCACTATCTTTTGGGAGACGGTGTATATGGAGGTCCCTGCGACAACATCCAGGGAACAAAGGGGAATTGAGTCTGAATCTTGGGAGGTCTCTTTATCAATAAGGAGGCTCGCCCTTCGACAAGCCTCCCTTTCTGCTTCATTCAGATATAGCTCCAGAGTATTGTTGGACCACAAATATGGTTCCTGAGCGTCGTCCAGAAACTCATTTCTTGCAAGGTCTATAATCTCCGCAGCATTCATCTATCCCTTTTCTTCACCCAAGACCTGAAAGGAAAATCTTGGAATCCTCCGTGTTTTTTCGTTGCCATCCTCGTCGTACTCAAGCTGCTCGATGACGCTCTCCCTCAGATTGTTGACAACCCCTTCCGGGACAACAACCTCCTCGTTCCTTTTTATAAGGTACTGAACGCCGGTGCTGGGGTCAGTAACGGGAACGTCGTTGTTGTGATCCCAGTTGTCCTGCTCATTAATGATTATCCTGAACATCCTGGGTCCCCTGTTTTCCTCGACCGCGGACTCTTTTTTGGCGGCCTCCTCGTCGACTTCGGGGGCAACTACATCTGGAGTAGCGTCTACCGCATCCTCGCTCTCCACTCCATTCTCAGCAGCCTCGTGTGTAGGCTCCTGAACTTCGGCCTCGGACTCATGTCCTGTTCCTTTCTTTCTTGCCATCTTGACTTCCTCCTGTTTTTAAATTAAGGGGCCTCTAAGCAGAGGCCCCTTGAGTGCTAAGGTGCAGCTCTATAGACTGTATACTGCCACGATTTAGAGTTTATCTCGCCGGTATACAGGTTGAACACAGCAGTATTGTTGCTGTATATGTACGCACTCTGCAAGCCCTCGCTGGCCTGGGCCGTCTTGGGCGTCGCTTGCATCACATCGGTAGTCAACGCCCCCACAATGGGCACATAGGTCGTCTTGCCATATCCCGACCAATTTGCAAAGCCAGCATACTTCACGACGTGACTTGGCTGTAGGCCGCTTTCCAGCATGGCTGTTTCGACTGTACCGGCCCCGATGGTAACTGCACCGGCATTGTCCATAGTGGCGTCTCCCGACATCACAACATCCGTAGCCACACCAGAGGCATTGCCCACCAAAAACTTGGTGGATGAAAGAGTCTCGAATTTGGAAAACTCTATCCCCGCGTCTCCGGCTACATCCGCATTAACTACGGAGCTGGTAGCAATAAATGCCACGCCGGCATTGCTTATGCCCACATCACCCGACATAGACTGCGCCTCGGCCTTGCCTGAAGAGTTGCCTATGAGTATCTTGCCGTCTGCCAGCTCAGTGCTGGAAGCCGCGATGGGTATGTCGCCATCTGCAAGGTCGATCTTAAGCTGCCTGATAGCATTGATAGCTGCGTCAACAACGGGCGCCCTGTACGTGACGGCCAAAAAGCCTATCAGTACAAGCGCTATCGGCAGGCTTATCGTTATTTTCCTCTTCATATCAACCTCCTTAGCTTTCGGTTACTACGGTACTGAGGTCCACATAAGTTACGGTAAGGCCGGAATCGTCAAGTGCTGTGGTTGCCGGAACATAGGTTGTGGAAGCGTCTGTCTCGACCTGAAAGTAGCCTACCGCAGTGTTGTCGGCAGGGACATCAGGAAGTGCAGCCGCCGCCGCAGTGTCAGCATCGGAACCCTTGGTTACCGTAAAGTTGCCGGATGCGTCGAGGCTCACCAGATACTTGCAGAACTTGGATACAGCCTGGGTATCGAGCCCCGCAGTTATGGTGATGGCCGAAGTTGCGGCCTTGGTATACATGGCGCCGGCAACAGAGTATGTGGCCGCCGTGGCAGTCTTGATCTTGGTGTTCGTGCTGGAGATCGCAAGACCTACCTTTGTGAAGCACATATTCAGGAAGTTTGCCAGCAAGTCCCTGATCTGCTGATGCACAATCGCATCGCTGATTTTTGTTATAGCCATGATTGTCCTCCTTTGAGAGTTATGGGGAGGCCGAAGCCTCCCCGTTAAAATTATAGGTCAGTCGCAGCAACCTCGGCCACAGCCATCCAGTAATCATTGAGAATGACAGCAGACTGGAAGGTCTTCCACGCAACATAGCCCCTCTGTCCCATCGGGTCGGATTTGGAGGGCTTGTTGGGATTAACAACCATCGGAGTGATGGCATACTCCCCTTTAAGAGCTACGCCTGCCCACGCGTTCTTGCCCATAAAGATTATGGGATATACATCTGCCTTGGTTCCGCTGGTAGACACCATGGAACCCTTGGCGCCGCCCCCGTCCTCGTAGGGCGTAAAGATGTTGCTGATGATGTATCTCACGTTGCCGACAGCGCCTATCTCGCCCTCAAAAGGAGTGGTCCCTTTGCCGTAGTCCTTGACATCGATGAAGCCTGTCAGGTCTCTCAGGTCATTTTCGAGGTCGGTATGGGCGATAGCCACATAGCAGGGCAGTACGTTCTCGGTGTTGAAGTCGGCCGTAGACTTGATGATAGAAGTCATCATCATAGCGTTCTGCCTCTTGAGCGCCCTGACTATCTTCTTCTGAAGGCTGGACGACATAGCGGTGTTGACATCCGTCCTGGCCGTGCCGTTGGCGTAATACTTGTTTGTGCCGGCCTTCAGCACATTATACCGAATGGTCTCGATAGTCTGTGCGGACTGCTCACCAAGTATAGTAGTTGCCTCCTTAAGAACGTTATCCTCGTGAGTGTCGGCTATGACATCCGTGATCTCCACGAGATCGCCGTACTGCTTGAGGGTTACTTCAACGTCCTCATGGGTCAGCTTTTTGCTGGTGGGCGTTACACCCTCGGTAAGAGGTGTAGTTGCCAGGCCAAGCGCCTTATAGCGCCTGAACTTCATGGACTTCGTGCTGTTGCTTGGCAGGGGCTTGCCCTGCATGAACTTCTCAAGCACCAAAAGAGGCAGTCCGCGCTCAAGAAGATCGGTTGCGGCAAAAGCCGCTGTACGTGGTGAAATATCACCATAAAGTGTTAAGGACATAATTTCCTCCTGTGACAGGTTTTATTTTTGGTTTGCTTCTCTCCATGCTGCTTCAAAGTCGTCCTTGGATATCCTGCCCTTTGCGGGAGACACAGGAGGCTTTCTGGCGGTTACGGCATCCATTTCTTCAAGCTCCTCGGTGTTGACCTTCTTTTTTTTCTTTTCCTCTTCACCACCTGGAGGCTCTTCTTGCCTGTAGCCCGTGGCTGCCTTGAAGTCCGAAAACAGGTCTATAACCTCATCGGCAGCGCCGTTTTCGTAGACCTCCTCATAAGCCCTTCTCTTGTAATCCGGCTGCTTGTCAATCCATGCCTGAAGTTCGCCGCCATCCCGTATTTCTCTGAAATCAGGATGTGCTTCCTCCAGCGCAGCGAAATGCTCCCTTGCCGAAGTTTCGGTAAAGTCGCTATAGAGAGGGTCGAGGGTGCCCTTTATGTCTTCTATCTCCTGTTTGTGGGCCTTCTGGATGTCTTCAATGTGACCATCCATTACCAGCCCGATATCCTCGAATGCCTTTGACAGCTCCGGCCCAAATTCGTCGGAAAACTGCTTAACCGAATCAAGCTCCTTGATGACATCCACCATTGAAGCTTTGGCCGGGTCTTCCTTGGGCTCCTTGTCCGACTCAGGCTTTTCCTGCTCGCCTTCCTCGCCAGGAACCTTTTTGACCAGCGAGTTATACATCCCGGATAAGGTCGAATACTTGTGCTGGGTTTCCTCCAGTTCTTTCTTGAGTTCGGCTACCTCGTCCTTGCCGGAACCAGCCGACTCTTTTTCGCTGGGCTCCTCCTCAGTAGGCTCATCTTCCTCTTCGGGTTTTTCCTCCTGATCTCCGTCACCTTCCTCAGCAGGTTCTTCACCGGGAGGCTCCTCCTCTCCGCCTTCTTCAGATATAGGCTCCTCTTCAGCCCTATCTGCCTCGTCTTTGCCTTCGGTAGGCTCTTCCTCCGAGCCCCCTCTGCCTAGACTCTCTTCAAAGGCGCTTGAAAACTCATCCTCCTCTTGTGTTGCTGCTGCTTTGCTTTCTGGTGACATGTTCTCCTCCTGGGCCTCAATCTGTAGGCCGCCGTATTTGATGTCGGCATTTTATGCCGCAAAAATAAAAAAGCCCGACCAATCTACGCATAAAGCATAGTTCAGTTCGGGCTTTAAGTTACCTGTTAAGGTTTTAAAGGTGCCGCTATTAAGAGATTATTTTTTTACAAAGTTAAACTCCGCTGCCGACACTTTTAATTCAGGTGAAATATGTAAAGTAATCCTCCCCTGCATCGGAGGCAAGTTCTTTGTCTTCCTCAGCGCTTCCGTAAGAATGTCTTTTTCTTCACGAGAAAGCTTCATTGGGTCTTTCATATCGCACTTTCCGGTTTTTGTCAAGTATTTTCATCCTTAGACAGCGTTTTTTTTAGCCTTCGGCACAATCTGGCCTCCCCCTGCAACCTGAAGGTTTCATCTCCTTCGCTTGTTTCTAGCTGCTTGTGGCTGGACTCCAGCAAGGCATCAACGTATTCCAGAAAAGGCTTTTTGCCTGCCGACCTTTGCATATTTTTTTCGAGTTGTTTTCTACTCTTCACGTCTCGACTCCCTTATCTTCGACAGCACTTCAGCCAGTTTTTCAAGCTCTTCGGAAGCCAGCCCTTCCAGTACCGCCTTTGCCTTGGACTCCATGTGGGCGGCCTTGGAGAGTTCATACCTGGTCTCTGCGGCCATCTTCTCGGCTTCCCTTGCCTCTGCCTCGGCCCTGGCCCTCCTGTTGGCCTCCATGATCTGATTGGCCTCTGCCTCGCTATTCATAATGTCCTCATCCTGCAAGTCGCGCATCTTTATCCTTCTCCGCAGGAATTTACGCCTGTTTATGTGAACCTTGTCCTCATCGTCAAGCGTCTGCGCGAAGAAGTCGAGAGCCTGCGTTCTCACCTCCTTGCTAACCAGAGATGAAGAGCCTACAGCTTTAACCTCCATGTCTCCCTTGATGGTATCGTCAGGATTGTATTTCATATTCCAGTGGTAAAGCTGCCTGATGAGGCTTTCGTTCGATTCGTCAAATTGCTTGACTATATCGTGAATGGTGAGATTGCGGCTTGTCTCTCTAATAGAAACACCTTTCTCGGTCTCATTTTTGCCCTGGACGGTCTCGTTTGTGAGAAGGGCCGGCAGGGTGGATTCCATGTCTCCGTCGGCCTCCAGCTTGTTTAGCAGGGAAACCATCTCTCCAATGTGAGAGTCTATATTGTAAACCCTGATTGCCGGATACTGCGCATTTGGCCCCTCGCCCTCTCTCTGGAACACCCTACCCGGATACACTTCACCAAGTGGCTCCTCCGATATCAAATCCCCATTTATCTCTAATATGGGGCCAGCCACCCACGAGGCGTTATCCAGCATGGCTCTTTTGCCGGAACATATTGCAAGCTGCGTATCTCTGATAATTCTTATCAGGCCCTCGCCGAATATGCTTGACTCATCTTTCTCGTAATAAAATACATGATAAAGATGGGCCGGATTGCTCATGTGCCTATACACGGTGAGCTTGATTACCTTCTTGCCCAAAATCCATGCGCTTACAAACCAGTCCTTTTCGGCATCATCATCATCCTTGAGAACACCTATTTCTTTAAGGTCAGACCCGTCAAGATAGCCGTTGTATTCAAGGACTTCATAGTTCTCGGTGTCCCGCTTTACGCTCTCGTCCCCCTTCATGGTTCTAAGGTCTATTTCCCAGTTCCTCAGCCTATAGTCGCCGTCAGGCTGAGTCTTGATGTATTTGTTGATCGCCTTGGAATCAAACCCCTTCTTCTTGGCCAGCCTTCTGAGCTCATGCTTGGTCATGGAGTGCAACTCAAACACAAAATTGCAATGCTCCAGCTCCACCGAAGTCATGTCAGGAAACCATCTCCACAGCGAAACGTTATCTATGAAGGGATCGTACTTCTTATCTACGCTTTGTCCGTAAGACCCGTCCTCTCTCTTTTCAAGGGCTATGACCGTGGAGGACTTGGACAGGGGGCCTTTAAGTATTCCGGTCCCGTAAAATACGCCGGAGCGTATCTGTGCCTTTGCTTTTGTGCGGTATCGTGCCTCCGTAAGCTGGTCATCCATAGTTTCTTGCATCTTGCGAGTCCTGTCGATCACGAAAGACTGGATAGCAAACTCCACCTCATCTTGCGTGACTTCTCTCGGATTTCCGTCTGCATCCACAGGATTTAGGGCGTCCACTATTTCCTGTATCTGGTCATCTTCAAGGCGGGGATTGGGGGTGGGCTTAATCTGCCAATTTCTGTCGTTATCGGGGAATAGAAGATCGTTGAGCTTGGCGATTGCCGGCACCACCTTGCCTCTTGTGTACCGAGGGTAAATCTTGCTCATGCCCTTTGCATTAACCTTGGACTGGATGTCGGGGTCATATATGCCCTTGACCTGTCTCAAGCTTTCCATCCATTCGTCTTCTCTGTAGAGTTGGCGATTCTTTTCGGTTTCGTCGAACCTCTTCTTCAGTAGAGTCCCGATTCTATCCAGGACTTTTTTCTTGACGGGAACTTTATCGGACTCAGGCATCGTTATCCTCCTGCACGTTTATGAACAGCTTAACACAAAACATCCACATCCATTTCGGCATCCACCGAGGTTTGGGTTTTATAATAAGAGAATACAGCTCCATAAGTCCACCGTTTTTCATGAACTCCTCAACTTCTTTGCGGTATTCCTTGCGAAGCTTCTTGTTTCTCTTTGCGCTCATTTAGACCCCATAAGTTCAGTAACAGATTTATGCTTACAGTTAAAATGTTTGGGCTTGCGAGATGAACGTTCAGCATCCAGCTTCATAGCCATTTTCATCTTCGGGCTCTTTGGGGCCTTGCCTGACTTGCGATGCTTGCTCATTCCGGCCATTTCTCAATCAAATCACACTCAAAAGCGGGGTCTATATGCCATACCCACTTCCCGAAGCCTAGCCCCGGAGCCAGCCGCCTCAAACACCTCTCGCACCCTTCCCGCCATTCTCCCTCCTCATAGACTCCGGCGCATCTTGCAACATCGTTGGGCAGAAAGTACCTTTCCGACATCAATATCCTCCCGGCGTAGACACGCGGGGCCTACTGATTGTGCCGTGCTTTCTGCGTTTTTCTATCTTTTTTATGCGGCCAAGAATATATAGGCATAGATATTGCAGGGCATCATGGCAATTTCCTACCAAGACACCTTCTGCATAAAAACAGTGCGCCCCCTCAACGGTTAGGTCGTAAACCTTTTCTTGTCCTTGCACTCGCTTTTGCCCCACAACTTCTGGAGCAAGTCTTGACTTTGGTATACTTGTTGACAGAAAACTCCTTGCCGCACTCAGTGCATTTGCGCTCAACATTGTCAACGCCAGAAATGCGCCTCGCCTGAGTTTGGCAGTTGGGCGAACAAAACCCCCGCTTTTTTGCTCCCCTGAGAACCTTGTATTTTTCTCCGCAATGGCGGCATGTGTGCTCTTCGGACTCCCTGCCGACCCATGTTCTTTTGCCATGCTCTCTGTGCCATCTGCGCCCGGCTTCAGAGCGATGCCATTTCTTGGCTGCCTCCCGTGCGGCTGCAATGCCCTTGAGAGCACGTTCTGGATTTTCGGCATGTAATTTTTTGGAATGATATGAGAGATGTTCTCTCTCGCGCCAAAGTCCGAGATTTTCAATTCGGTTGTCGCTCCGGTCGCCATTGATATGGTGCACATGGTGCTGGTCTGGTATTGGGCCGTTGTGATGCTCCCAGACATATCTGTGCATATAGAGAGAACCATGTTCTCTAAAGTCCGCCATATAATATCCAGGTGGTTTCCAGTAAAAGCTGATTCCGTTGAATTTCTGGATTGGATGTTTTGCTTTTCTGCCCATTGTTTTGCCTCCTTGGTATTGATGCCTATTAGCACGTCATTGTACTGTAAGGCATCAGCATTGGCAAGGCCTTTTTGAGCAAGATAAAATGGGTGATCGTGGGTGCTTTTTATCTTTTTGCCGTTCGATATTTTTGTCTCAACTAGATTGTCCCTTATGCTGTTCATGGTTGCGGTCACTTTTTTGGGACCCAACGGAGTATCTACATAGTCCCCCACCTTTATGTCTTTGATCGGCTTGCTACCAAAGGGAGTTGATATGTTAGTTTCACCTGTCAGACAATGGCTGTATTGGTTCTTTGTCGGCTCTATGGAATACCTGTCTTCCGTTCCGGCTATTTTCCTGAAGTGATATCCCTTGTTGAAGCCTTTGCGTAAAGTCTTGCAGGACGGGTCAAGCTGGAAGGTGGGCTGTCCGTCTGTAAGCCTTGAAAGGAAGTCCTCGACAGAGCCTATCCTGGCTACCAGATCATTTGATTGCGCCGGCGATACCTTGAACCCTTCTTCCTTCAATGCTTCAAAGCAGGTCTTCTCGTCTCTCTGCCCCCGCTGGAGGCCGGCAGGATCGCCGGTAACGACTATCGGATAGCCCGGGAATTTGGTATTCAGGGCCGGTTTCACCATATTTCTCACGAATCGCTGAATGCCCATGCCGTCAGATTCCAGCTCCATGAGGATATTGAGAAACCCTCTGGGAGTGATCTGGGCAATAATACAGGCGGGGGTGAGGCCAAAATCAAAACCAAGTATGAGTTCAGTGTTTCTGATCGGAATAATGGGATGGGACGCTACGTGATAATTGTCATTGAAACATCTTTCAAATACCGGCTTGCCTTCCTTGATAAATCCGTATTTGCCGTGGATGTAGACATCGACGTATGCCTGAGACTTGCCTACCGCCAGTCCTGTGTAGTAATCACACTCATTGCCGGGCTTTCTGCCTTCAGGATAATCGTCGCACACTTTTCCCTGCGGGCATATGTTCTCGGCCTGCGGACTCAGGCCGGACGGCTGCTTGAATATAGCCGCATTTTCCGGCCTATCTACTTCAAACAGGTGATACCACCATGAATCCTCGTCGGGCGGGTTGGTGTCCATGATAATGCCCTTCCATGTACATCCACCGTCCCTTACCGAGGGGAACCGGCCTATTCTGCTGTCAATGGCCTCTATGATCGCCTTCGGTACTTCTCTGGCCTCGTTTATCCATGCGCCCGTAATTTCCAGAGACAGAAGATTTGAGACGTGCTCAGGCTTATCCAGTGCCCTGAACAGCAGCTCAATCTCCATACCCTTAAAACCTTTGATTAGATATTCATGGGAGGCTATTTTGTATTGTCCAAAAACTATGGGGGGAAACCAGTCCAGAACTGTTTTGATGGTAGTATCGCGTAGTTGGGGATAGGAATTTCTTACTATAGCCCACCTGGTGCGCCTTATGCCGTCCCTGCCCGGCTTTTGCGCCATGCTTCTTCTTATGATCTCCCACAGGCAGCCCGAAGATTTCCCGGAACTGAACGGTCCCATGAGGCCCCGAATGCGCCTGTCGCAATTCGAGAAGGCTTTTATGGTAGGGACATGCTCGTAAGAATAATTGACTTCAATTTTCTTGGTGTTGACTTCCATCAAGCTCCTTGACTTCTTCATTGTTCACGGGGGTCACGTCTATGGCGGTCGAGTCCTGTTTGCCGTCAAGCCCGAAGATGTTGACGGTCACGCCGGTTCCTTTCGACATCTCTCCGCTTTCCTTGCTGGTTTCGGCCTTGAGTATTTCAACGACTTTATTCATGAAGAACTTGGGCTCGGTCTTCGCCAGCTTTTTCATGCCTTTTGACCCCATGGCATCCATAAAGACTCTCAGGATTTCGTCCTTGATGTCTTTCCGGTCTACCTTTTCAAACCGCTGGGATATGGCATCTTCGATCTCTTTCCTTACGGTCTTATCTAGGGTCCTGAGTCCTTCGTTGAACTGCTTAAGCCTTTGCTCTGCGTTGCGCTTGGCGTTTTGAGCCCGAGCCTTCTCCAGGTTTTGAAGAGCGGCCCTTCGCTTGGCCTCGGAAACAGGTCTTTTTTTAGGTCTGCCTCTTTTAGCCATCACTTCTTCTTGCCTTTAGGCTGCACTCCGTAGCCTTTTTCTTTCCTGAATATCGAATTGCATATAGCGGAACTTTGCTTGGGGTCTTCGCCGGGATGCTCTTTCTGCCGGATAGGAATACATCTTGACACAAAATCTTTCTGTGTTTCCTTCTTACCTGGGGTTGGCATCGCTATCTCCTATATTAATGCGCTTCAAATGTTTACATCTCTTGGGTTTGCACTTCAGAGATATTTTGTCTTCAGAGAAGAAGGCCCTGTGGTACGGACACCAAAAATCGTTTACCTGCTTACCTCTCTTCCTGTTTGGAGGCTTGTATTGCGGCAAGTATTGATTCATTCCATGTTATATTCAATATGCTTTCCAGTAGTCGCCCCAGCTTTGATACCCCGCAGGAGGCTTTCCGCCATAAGCCTTTTCTCTCAATGTTTCTCTGGCTGTATAAAAACTTTCACCTTCGCCTTCTTCCATAAGTTTCTTTATTTCTTCATCTGTTGGTTCTTTAGCTTTTTCCATTTCTTCCCTATTCATGTGTAGCTTCCCTCCTTAAAAACATTTTTATCCCATATCATATTTTGCTGACAAATGCAAGGAGAAACGTCACTTTGATTCCTCCTTCTAGTCCCATCGTTGAGGTTCGCCACACTGCCAGCACATGATATCGCCTGATATTCCGCTAACAGTAAAAAGATAACAGCCGCAATCACACTCCCAAAATGATTCCGGCATTACCCCGTGTTTCATCAACCCTTTCATCGCGCCACATTTCGGGCACTCCATCTCCTTGAACACGCCAACAGGCGCTACACATACCCACTCGTGGCCACAGGCGATGCAGGTCGCTTCGCCGCTTAAATGAGACTTAGCGGCATTGATGTCGATTACGTTACCAGCCAAAGTCATCACCTTCAGGCTCAGGCGCCGGTCTTCCCTGTCTACCGCTCTGATTATCTCCAGCCTGTCCGAGCATGGTCATATTGTTGGCAACTATCTCGGTGGTCTGCCTCTTGTTGCCGTCGCTGTCCTCCCACTCTCTGGTCTGAATCCGGCCTTCTATATAGACCTGTTTACCCTTAAAAAGGTACTCGCCGCATATCTCGCCAAGCTTACCCCAGGCCACTATGCGGTGCCATTCGGTGCGATCCTGCTTCTGTCCGTCTTTGTCCTTCCAGGATTCATTTGTTGCGAGCGAAAAACTGCACACCGCCGTGCCCGATTTGGTATATCGAACCTCCGGGTCTTTGCCCAAAAAGCCTATAAGTATTGCCTTGTTCACGCCTGCCATTGTTTTATCTCCTTTCTCACCTTATCCAGATTCTCCAGCCCCCATTCGGCACCGGTCAATATTGTATGCCGACTTGTGTCGACGCTATGCTTCTTCATGGCCTCGTAGACAGCCCTCATGATGTCGGGTATGGGTATATGCGAAAACTGCTGCCTGAGCCGCAATAGAGGTGTTTCAGTTTTCATACAATTTTTTGCAATTATATTTTATCTTTTTGGACTCAAGACTAACGGTAAACTCCAATAGGACTCTACCATCAAAAACGAACTCCATTGACCCATCGGGATATTTCAAAAAACGACCTCTATGCGCCACCTCCTTATGGCTCCAGTCGCTTCGACCCATGGCATAATCAACGGCCTCCTTAACAGCCTGCTCCCGGAAGCCCATGACTTCCTCTGCCACCTTGTATGCTGTTTCACCAAGTAAGCTTGCCACCAGTTTCCCCTCCCTCCAATTTTTTAGCCACAATCCCCGCCTATCTCGTCTTCTGCCTCATCCAGCTCCACCCCGTACTCATCCAGCCACCGCCGTATGTCCCGCAGGCTCCACGGATTCAATGTACCTTCCCGGATATGACGCCGCACGGTCTCCTTGTGCAGCCCCGCTGTCTCGGCCAGGACCTTCACAGTGATCTCGAGAAAGATCGTGTATCCCCGGCCCGATTTGTTTCTGTTCTTGTCTGTAAGCATGGGTTATTCGTCAGTATCCCTCGCTATGGCTACACCCAAGACAGTACCAAGGATACCGACGAATGTAGCTGTCAGCGCCCACGCCATCGAGTGTATCTCTATACCGGTAATTCGTGCCATAGTGGCCATGTCCGCGCCAACAGCAAACGAAAACAGACATCCGGCAAATATCCCAACCGCAATTTCTCTAGGTTTCATAAGCCCTCCTTAAGCGGACTCGCAATATCAAAGCAGCGCGTTTCTTATAGCTTCAAGGGTTGCCGATATATCATCACAAGCCTTATTGATTCTGTCAGGCCCGTCATCCAACACCTCCTTCAAGCTCGGCGCAACCCTCTTTTGTTCCTCGCAAGGGTCTGAATCGGCTGTTCCGGGGGCCTCGGTTATGTCCTGCAATAAATCCTCGGCCTGTAGCTTTACATCAGACAGGTTACCTATTGCCCGGTCCATAAAATATAAAAAAACCAGATATTTAGCTTCTATGCAATCATCTGTCCCTCTTGGTATAGCCATGATACCCTTTTTGCTTTTAGCACTAAATGTAGTCTAACTCGGTTGCATATACAACATCAAGGATGATATAAGAGAAATAGAGGCATGTCAATGTTTTTTCTTAAAATTATCGGCGCAACACATAACTACTTGAAAAATATAAAAAAATTTGAGAGACTTCTACGTGGGGGAAAGGGGTATATACTATAAGCGGAGGGGGTCTATTTTCAAAAAGGGTCCCCTCCCCCCTTCTCTCAGATAAGTATTGTTTTTTTTATACGATCCCTTCAACGTCTGATAAGATTTAATTATGTAAACTCTTGCAACTCCGTAAGTGTCTGACTTTATTGAACTTTCCTTTTTAGCCGCCTTTATCAGGTCTTTATTAGGCAGCCAAACACAACATATAGTGGTATCTCCTGTCTCCGCCCGATGTAGTCTAACTTCGTTGTATATACAATGCGGCCACCCTGAAATGGGCTCAAATCAGCCCTATTTTGGACTTATTTTAGCGCGTGCATGAAAGACCCCTCCCGTTCCCTTTTTCCATCCTTCCCATCGATTTTCCCTACATTTGTGAGCAGTCGCCACCCTATGTCAATCCCAGTCCTGCCTTGGCTTCGCGCCCTCTTTCCCTCTTTTTTTTATTCGTTCGGGCCTGCGGTCTTGCTGGCTTGGATTAGTTCAGTCTTGATCGTCCTTTGTAAAGGGTGCGCTTCGCGCCCCAACACCACACCTTAACACCTTACACCTTGTTATATACTTATTAGGTGAGGTTATGTAGTAAGCCGCCCTTTGTCGTGAGCTTTGCCGGGGTGCCGTTCTGCGTCGCTTTTCCTGCAATTTTTGCACTCTTTCCAGTGTTGAACAATATCAACCATTTACCCCGCTTATGCACAGTTTATCCACATTTATTTAACCATTCGGTGCGCCTTGTAATTCCTTGCCAGCCTTGGCTTTGCGGCCTGATTCGGTGATATCGCTTACCACTTATCCACAAAATCGGTTATTTCACGAAACATGGCCCTTCATCCTCTCGGTCCGGACCGTGGATAATCTTTTCTAAACTGCCCCCGATTGCACGCCTGTCATGCGGATACCTTCATCATCATCAATTTTGGGCCAATCTTGGCATATCCATTGCATTTATTGTTTGATAAATTCACGACAATAGGAGGGGAGGAAATGACTACTTATCACACACTAACAGAAGGGCAGGTAATGAGGGCACGGAGATGGAGATAAAAGTTAAAATATATCAGGCCAGAAACGGCAAAATCTACATATGCGCAGGGAATATGGCAACCGCACTGACCGAGGCCCAAATATCAGAGTTGCATCTATCTATATTCGATATAGACGATCTGGATTTTGAGCTATACAAGCAAGCATACGGCAAATAACCCGGCCCCTGGGCCTACAAACAAGGGAGGCTTACACCATGTCAAAACAATCAAATTGCCCTATATGCGGCACAGTAGGCAAGCAAGCAAAAAGCGGGGATGTGTACTGCCCCGTGCATGGGTGGATGGAACCCGTTAATATGTTTGATCTGATTAGGCGGGATTTTGTCGCGGCATTCAAGAAGTATCAAAATATCATATAGGAGGTAGAGGCAATGGATAAGACTTGCAAGGAAAGAGTGAGACAGGATTAAACATTCAAAGGCGGGGCATAGCCCCCGCCGGAAAGGAGACAAAATGACGACACACTGGACCAAACCCTATTGCGGCATCAGGCATCACACACAAACGCCCAAACATATACAGATAACTATATCGGAATTAGGCCCTAATATGGCGCGAGTGTATTTGCTCAATAGGAATAGTAGTACGCCCTTTACGGCTGTGCGGGAAGAATTTGGGTCATTAGAGCGTATGATAAAGCTAGGCGAAACATGGGCAGAGGAATTAATGGAAGATAAATACCCGAAAAGGAGGGGGTCTACACCATGAGCATTTACGAAAAGATGAAAGCGGCGGGCGTTCCAATCGACCGCCACGAATCAGACTTATATGTCCCGGTCAACGACACCACAAAGGCCATTATCAGGGACTATGAGCTTAAGGATAGTGTAGGCTGCTTTTTGTCGTGCCTGGACGGTAAACTGTGGTTTGATATTCCCTTCGCGTGGCTACCCTTTTGGGAGGCAGCGACAAGATGACGATGACATACAAAACGGCAGGGGCTCCATATCTGGTCTGGCTTATCGTGTGGGTATGCTGGAAAATATCAAAAAAGCTGAGGAGGTGAAAGTTGTGGAAGAAACAAGGGCCAATATTTGGCAGATTATATATTACTACCATTGCCCTCACTGCGGGATGTCAGATAAAAAAGAGCTACTGGACACCAACCCCGTCGTTAAGTGCTGGTTTTGTAAGCGGGAATTTAAAGTCATCACCGAGGACAAAAAAGAATCATAAAAACGGAGGTGAAAGTTATGGATACACACAAGACAAAAGTAGTTTTCAGGCGGTACAGGGCCGCCGAGGACAGGGAGCTAACAGGGGCAAGCGGGGTGATTGCCCTCTTTCCCGACGACGTGGAGCCGGGCGGGCTGGTAGGCTGCTACGTGCGGAAAGGACAGCACGGATCAGCGGACTATGGCCTGGTGCTGGAACACACAACCCCGGCCAGTCCAGAGGAATACGCCGACCTAAAAGAGGAGTTGGAGTCGATAGGCTATAACCTTAAAATAGTAAAGAGGAGGTAATATGCAGGGAACTGTCATTACGTTAAGGGAGGCCGAAGGTTGACGCTTACCGTCCTGTCATACGCCAACGACGGCACAGTCCATGTTAAGATAGACGCCGCCGAATACGTTTATTTTATCGACGCGGCCTTTATCTCTCACTTTCTGAGGCTGACAAAAAAGTCTGACGGCGCAGGACTAAACTTTTTAAAATCAAAAGCATACGACTACAGGAGGCTAAAAAATGACGAGAGCGAAAAGATTGTCTGAAAACATCTGGCAGATACAGCCATTATTTAGGCCGGGCTGGAATGGAACAATGGCCGAGTTCTACAGGAAAAACGAAAAGCAGGCAAGAAAGGTGGTTCTGGCATCCCTTGGGGCCGTCGAGGAAATCATGGAGCAGGAGCAGGCCCTCCTGGAAAAGGATTGCAAGTGATACAGGTCTGCGCTCACTGCCTTGTGGTGCTGGGGGTTGACCTCACAGTTGGAGGCTGCCATTTATCGCACGGCATCTGCCTCGACTGTATGCCTGGATGGTTGAGCAAGGCGGGTCTGCCGGAAGGCAGAATAAGGGAATTGATAGAAGAACAAACAAAGGAGGAATATCATGGCAAGAGGTAAGCGCGGGCCGGGAGCCCCAGCTGGTCCCCGTAGCTTTGTACGGTTGGCCCTGGTTATGCTCGAAAAGACGGGCAAGCCGTTTTACACTGAACAGTCAGACAAATACGTACAAGCCTCGGCGGGCAGGTATTGCAGTGTCAAGGTCAAAACGCGCCGATGTATAGTAGTTGATCCCGTGACTATCGAAACGAAACGCATAACGTATGTTTATAGGGCCTGAAGGGATTAAGCCGAAAAATGAAAGGAGGAAGATCATGGCAAAATGTGAACAGTGTCGAAAGGAGTCGGGACAGCTTTGTCCCTCTTCCAAAAACGTGGTGGTAAGAGACCATGTTACAGGAAAACCGATCAGGGTGATAAAAGGTGAGGAGCCCGAGTATTTATGCAAGGACTGCTACGAGGCCGGCGACTACAGCTCTTTGGCCTGCTGCATAATCAATCAGGCCGTAAGGGACATGATAATGCCCAAAGGTCCAAAATCAACCAAAAAAGCCCATGCTTTGTCCGCGAGGGGCTTTATATTTAGCGGCGAGTTCGAGTTCTGGTGTGCCGTTGCCGAATTTTGTCCCAAGATTACGCGAGACAGGATAGTAAAAATGATGAGAGGAGAGACAAAATACCATGAATTGCAAGTGTAGAAGACCCAACTGTAAACACGAATGGACGACAAAGGGTAAAGAGAAGCCCAAGAGCTGCCCGGCCTGCAAGTCTTACGCATGGGAGACAAGCGGGCCTGTCCGAAAGACTACTATCAGCGTCAAAAGACTGCGGCTTGTCTGCGCTAAGTGTAAAGCGAAAATCCCTGAAGGGGCCGACATCTACTACCTGAATGAAGGAAAAGTGATCGACAAAAGATACCGGCCAGGGAAAAAACACGGGGTTTATTGCGAAGATTGCGTGGCCCCGGAAGATCAAATGCCTTTTTCCAACTAACCATATCGCCCCTCTGGGGCGTTTTTTTCTTCTGCCCTGCCTACCCCCTACCTTGAAGGCCAAAGTCTTGCTGTGGCCTAAGCTTGACGGCGCAGGGCTAATGTCCTTGGTCTTCCCTCCCGCAGTCTTTGAAGTTGGGGCAGTATCCATCCTCAAAGCAGGAGACAATCCAGTCTCTCGCAGGGTCGATCTTGGTATCCAGCCCCTTGCTATAACGAGAGCAATATTTTTTGATATCGCAATGCTGGCCCAAACAACAGGCGCGGCATGGCTCTGGCTCGCTATGCTTAGCTTCGCTCACGGCTTACCTCCTTTGTTATATACCATAGTAGTTTTCGCTCGCTGGCGGCATGGCCCGAAAAAATCGTTTCGCTGTTGCAATATTGTGTTGTCTTGGCGTCATTGGTTTATAGTCGCCGTTTTCATCGTGCGTCCAGATGTTGTTCGCAAATGGCAATTCCGACCATTCGCCATCCTGCCACTGTCTGCCACAACGGATACAGGTGCTATCCCAACCATACCAAGGTGTAAAAAACGCCAGCATTCGTGTTCTTTTTTTTACAGTCCGGGCACGTCGTCGCGTGTGCTTTTTTGGCCGTTGCCTGTGGTGCGTGTAGGTGGATAGTCATATCGTCTTAGTCTTCCTCCTCAAACTCGCAATGCTCCTTGCAATCCGGGCACACGCCTACATCCTCATAGGTGTGTCCGGCCCCAGGCATAAGCCTGTCTTCTGCTCCACAACAGTTTGATATCATGGTTTTCTCCTTTTAGGTTTTGGGGTGGCTACCACTCGACCTCCTTAATGTTTGCGCCCTCGCCCTTTAGCCACGGTATCAACCTTTCCCGAAAACACTCAGGACAAAGGTCTATTTCATATTCAGACCCCCACGATCCCTCCGGGTAGCAACTACCCTCTTTGTGCTTTATGATTATTTTGATTTCGGTTTCGTCAACCACATACACACCAGCATCCCAATCAGCCTTTTCCGCCTCTACGCCACACAAATCGCATTTGCGCCTCACCAACACCTCTTCGGTTCTTGCCGGTACAATTACCTTTTCATATTCTCTCATGTCTTTATCACTCCTCCAATGCATCCTCTATTTCGTGCCCTTCAATGGTAATGGTGGGCATACATCCGTAGGTGCTGTTTATGTGGCTCTGTGCAGACAACTCATAAACAACAGCAAAGCCCGAATCATCAAGTTCCATTTTTACTTCTGTCGAATCATCACAGCCATCTATTGAAATTATGTATTCTTTTTCATCACTCCCTCCAGTATCCGACTTTTTTTAGGCCCTTCATTATTTCTTCGCACCACTCGTCTATGCCGTCTTTTGTGAAATTTCGGGCCAGTTCATTTTCCACCTCGGCATAACGCTTCGGGTATGCCTCTCTCAGTGCCCTCAGTCCGCCATTAACATACCCTTTGGATAGACGGCGGTGGGCCTGCATCAAGTATTCAGATTCACTCATTTTGGGTAATTAATAGGTTTTGTGCTCCCTATCTCTCCATCCACTATACACTCCCATTCACCATATTTTCCACCTATCTTGACCAACATTTCGCAGTCACCGCAATTTGACGGGCAAATACGACTATAATGGGGGCATTGTTCTTTGTCAACAACGCTAGATGGCAGCATAGACAATACCACCTATGCGGTATGGCTCTGCGTTAAATGCCTTCATAGGCTGTCAGTCCTAATATCATATCAATCAACGAGTCTCCCTTACACACCCAGACACCTCCGGCGTCATATAGTATATACCGACCTTCTTCATGTATAATTTCTGCACCGGTGCATATATACAACTCCAGTCTCTTTAGCGCGGCATTTAACTCGTCATTACAAGGGGCATCTGACACGGATTTCAATGTTAAACAAAAAGGTTTTTGGTATCCAAAATCTTCGCATTCAGGTTCTTTGTAGGCTCTGCACTCATTTTCAAACTCACAATTTGTTGCGTCATCTTTCATGGAATACCTCCAATAGCAAATATATCCTATCCAGTGTTTTACAAATGGTCTCAGTGTGTCGCGGTACACACTCCCGTAACAATCGAAACAGCTCAGTTTTTTAGGAAGGTCGTCCGACTTAATATAGAATCTGGTAGCTCCACCAGGATTCATCTTGCGATACTTTTTGGCTCTTTGCAAGGCAATTCTGTACGCGCCGTCTTCGGTTGCCTCAAACAAGCATTTCCCTTCAAAAACCGCACCATCCTCATCTATCGTGCTATCCCCCAAAAACCCCTCCGTGCCTCTGCCGCCCGCACATACGTAAAAGAAATATCTTTCAACACCATCTCCCGCTATTCCATTCATCTCTACCTCCTCTCTGATTGTTTAGCTGATTTATGTTTCTCACTCATCCCATCCATCTCCGCTCGACACTTCATTCTCCCTAGTAAGCGCCCTGTATCGCCTTGCCATCACCTCCCGATCCGCCTCCTCGTAAGGCCGGAAAGACTCGAAACGCAAATACCGCCTGTCTATCTCGACCTTGAAGCTCACGTCCTCATCCCCGTTTCGATTCTTGACAAGCGTTGCCACCAAATCCTTGTCCTCGTCAAACCAAAATCCAAGCTCGAAATCGGATGCGGCCTCAATGTCACCTGCCCCCTTACCGCTTGACTTCTTGATCTTGCCCTCGGCTGAAGTTCTATTGACCTGACAAAGCATGATGAGCGGTATGTTGAGCCGCCGAGCCACCTTCTTCATCTCCCTGGCCACCTTCGAGGTTATCTCGTACTCGGACTTCTTTGACCCATCCGAATCGATCAGGCCCAGATAGTCTACACCTATAGCCCCTATGTTGCCGTGCCGCTCCCTGGCAATAGCCACATAATCCTCAATTCTCGATAGGGTGATGTATGGATCGTCGCACACAATAAGCTTATCGGCGTGTCTTTCTTTGAGCTTATGCAGCAAAAAGTCGTCTTTGCCGTTCTTCACCATCTGCTCTATCTCGTGACTATATCTGTTGCCGGCAATCTGTCCTGTCCGTTCAAACACTTTTTCCGCCGGCATCTCTATCGAAAACTTGATATGATATTCCTGTGTCCTCTCGCAAGCATCCAGCAGTATCCCTTGCAGGTAGGCACTCTTGAAGGTCCCGGAGTAGGCGATAATCGTAAAGACCTCTCCCGGCGCCACCCTTCTTATCTGGGCGTCAATATCTTTGTGCCCGGTGATAAATCCGGTATGGTCTATTGTCCTCATCAACTCCCTATATTTTGCGGCTTGCTGGTCAAGGGTAAGCAGGTGAGAGACCATGGCCTCTTTTTTGCTGCCAAGAGATATGTCGAGGACGGACTGGCGAGCCGAGTCCATCGTGTCTGTAGCATCCTCGACGTAGGCCGCCTCTTGCAGCTCGTCGGCCACTCGCAGCAGTTTTCTCCGGTCGCTCTTGTCCTTTACGATCTTGGCGTAGCTGACGGCATTGGCCGCGGTGGGAAGAGAGTCGGCAAGCTCGGCGACATAGGCCGGCCCACCCACATCATCCAGTATGCCGTTCGACGCCATGATCTCAGTGAGCGTTATCAGGTCAATCGGCTCACCTTTCTGCGCAAGCAACATCATGGCCGAGAATATCTTGCGGTGCGTCTCGCGGTAAAAATCCTGGCGGTCTATAATCTTTAGCACCTTATTGAGGGCGCTGTTGTTGACCAATATACTGCCAAGCACCGACTGTTCGGCCTCTATGTTTTGTGGTGGTAGTCTATTTTCCATTACAACTCTCGCTGATGCGGAACTTCGTCCGCATAGCTTAGGGGTTAGCACTCTAAAAACAAAATCAACATAGGAGATTGAAATATGACACAGCAAGACTTTAAAGAACTAAAAAGAATTTGCATCGCCACCCACGCTGAAGTGTTGCACCTAAAAAAGTTACTCGTTGAGAAAGGCGTTATCCACGAAGATGACAAATATGATTTTGCCAATTCTCTCGAAGAATATGTCGCCGAACTAGATGCCAAGACAAGAGAGCTTGTCAAGACTTTCCCTCACTTGGGAGATCAATAACTATCTGCTTGTGCTGGTCAGAAACATACATGCCTAGCCTACCACTTGCATGTTCAAGGGCTGCCCTCGCGTCTTGTATGTTTAGTCCTGACAAAGATTGAAATATTGCATCACCTTTTTTTGCAGCGTCTTTGCTTGGTATAATTTGATTCATAGTAACCTCCTTTGGTGCTAACCAATCACTGCACTGGATTGGCTACCACGTTGTTTAATTAAGGTTTGTCTTATCAAACACTGGCCGGTTGAAGGTGGGTGCAGCCATCAATCCGCCAACCAGTGAGTTCAATCGTTATAAGGCCTTTGCCTTGCTCTCATACCATTTCAAAATATCGTCGGCAAGCAGCTCAAAGTTCTTGATACTAATCGCAGGCCCATCAGAGTCTCCGAGATAGTGGGTGATCCTGTTCGAGAGGATCATCCCAATCACCTCTTTATCCGTGTGAACGTGCTTACTGATCTCTAAAAGTCTTTCAATTTCCATAGTTCGGCCTTATAACAAATCGCTCAAGCGTTATGCGGCCACTACACGCAGCCGCCGCAGATACCCCAGGTCACGTTCTCGTTCACCGCGGCAGTAAGTTCATCTTTCAGTTCCTCCGGGAAGCCTTGCGGCCAATCGGAAATAGACCACGGGCCTTTTTCAACATGTCGGTCCAAGTTGTCGTCAATCCACTCGGACCCGCCAGGAGACATGCAGCCGTCCGGGAACTCCCATCGCTTCCCGTCAATAGTGGCAACCAGTTTTCCAGAGCAGAGGTTGGGATAAGCTCCGCTGTATTCAATTAATATCTCAGCCATCTAAATCTCCTTTATTGCGTTTCACAAGATTAAAGAAGCCCGAAGAAATCAAGACAAATAGCACCAATAGAGCTGATGAGTGGTACAAGAAGCCAATAGGGATAGTTTTCTTGTCTATCATTGCTATTACTATCGCTGGTTTGTTTCTCGATAAAATCAGACATCTTCTATTCACCATAGGTAATTAGCCTAACATGCGGGTCAACCTGACGCTCCAAAGCGGTGCGCCTCGCTGCGCTCGGCTTCCGCTTCTCCTCGCAGGTTACCCTTGTCGTTAAGTGGGCTTTAAAAGCTATGCGCGTTTTCGTCTAAATCATCATAGGCACAATCAGCGCACTCAACAGCTCTTTTGTCTCCCATAAATTGTTCTCCACAATGGCAAGTGTGCATGTAATATCCCGGTGCCCATCCACGCCTTTGTGGTCTATGGTCTCTTCCCTTGTCTAATGCCTCTTTATGTGTGTCGGTCATCTCATATCTCCTTTCTATCAGCGGCCCACTTAACCACTTGGTCAAGGCGACGCGCTACACGCGCGTCTTACCGCTCTGTTAGTGCTCTTTTTCCATGAACTCTATATAGTCTTTTTTTAACTCTGCTATGTGATTGAAATCATCACCTTCCAATAAAATAAATATCCCCCTCATAACAAATTCAAACATTTTAAAAATTAATTTTTTATCCAATGCTTCCTCCTTAATTAGCCAGCGCACTAACCAGTCAATGCAAATCGACTGTGTACCACAGCGTTTGATTTTTAGCGTTAGGCTCCTATTGGATAACCTTGTTTCTCGATCCGACCACACGCTGCACACTGGTCGCCGTACTCCATTCCAGCGTTGTGGCAGCCCAAGCAGGTGTCTTCGTTGCCACAACGATAAATGCCTTGATGTAACCCATTTGTAGGCTCATCCCCAACCGCACACATGGAGCATTTCCCGTGCTTGTGGTGGAACTCCTCACGGGCCACTTTCACCGCATTTTTTAGACTCATTATGTCCTCCGCAAAATTGTCGCCTAACCAGGCGCTCAATCGGGACGCAAAAGACGCGCCCATTAGCTAAATTTTATGAATCTTCTTCAAACAAAGGGCACGACTCTCGGCTACAACAAGCAGACCCCATATGACACATTGAGATAGTGGGCATAACCCCATCGCCATCCTCTGAAATAATAAAGTAATTAATCGGAGGGCCATAATAATGACAGTCTATTTCTTCAGCCCAAGTTTTTAAGTCCATAATTTATAACCTCTCAATCAAGCGCGACCCTCGTACCTCGGGCCGCTTATTTCCATCGTTATGCCTCACTCTCTTTGGGGCCTCTGCTCTCTTTCACACATCGTATTGCTATATCAATATTCTTATAGCTGTATTTATTTTTACAGCCATGAAATTCTATCGTTACTTTTATTTTATTGTCCGGTGTTATAATCAATTCAGTCCAAGGATGTGCCTTCAACTCTTCCATTAAACACAATACTTTGTAAGGGGTTAAAGGCATAACAAATCCTTCAACGCCGGACTGGCTAGTAGCGGTGTTCAATTTTTGGTCTTTGTCTCCCATGTGCCTGTTTTCTCCTTTTGGGCTTGGCGTGCCAGCCCGTTAAGTCAATCGTTAAGCCTTCAGTCCTTTAGCCAGGCATTCCGGGCATGTTCCAAGTTGGTTTTCTTCGTTCATCTCAAGCTCTTCGTGCATTGTTAGCTCTCCACAAGCATCACAGGTGCTTGCATAGCAGTTTATTTCCTCGATCCCCCGCCCGTCCATTGTCCGGCAAGAGTCACAATTTCCGTTAGTTTCGACATCTTCACATCGGGTATCTGGCATACATTCTTTGCCGGGCTCTGCCGCTTCAAACCACGTCAGGCATAACACGCCATTCGAGCCGGATTTGCTAACAGCGGTGCCTTCCCAACAATCAGGGCATGGCAATACATTTCCACATTCACAAAAGTCTTTCTCCATAATCCGCAAACCCCTCAATTCATCGATATACGAATGCCGTTATTCGCAGCGTCTTTACCCTCACGCCTTTTTCAACATAAAAGATGTCTTTGAGCTTTTCCTCGATTTCTTCTTTACTATTATTAAAAGATTCGATTTCTGTGGTTCCGCCAAACTCCCTGCCATCAACGGTTTCACCTTCAAACCTAACCTTGCCACAATCACCAAACAATTTTGAAAGCCAGCCCATCTACACCCTCCCCCTTTCGCTCTCCCAATCAAACACTACCACCTTCCCGCCCTCCTTAAATCTGTCTATCACCCTTTCTCCCAACTGCTCACCAAGCTGTCTCATGGTGACGTTGCCAATGAGTATCGTAGGCTTTAGTTGCTCATACCTTTCGTTGATGATCTCATTCAGGTAAAGCCGCTCCGTGTCGCTGCCAAACTGTATGCCAACCTCGTCAATAACCAGCAGATCAGGCTTTACGTGCCTCCTTATCACCTTCGACTCGTTTATGCCTCCCCTCCAGCTTTCCTTTATCTCACGGACAAACTTCATTGCGGTGGTGATGAGCCCGGTCTTGTCTTTATCTTTGATGAGGCTGCTTATTGCGGCACACGACAGATGGTTTTTTCCGGTGCCTGGCTTGCCTATCAAAATCAGACCGGTAGAATCCATGCTCGCCACCAAATCCCGAACCGCAACCAGGGCATTTTTTTGTCCGTCATTCTTGACGACATAATTCTCGAAGGTACGGTCTATAAACTTGGGAGGTATGCCGGACTCTCTGAGCCTTTTGTTTATTTGCAGTTCCTTGTCGTCTATCATATAGGTTTATTCCCACTGGCCCGTAGCGATTAACTGCGCCCGGTGCTCATTAACAATCTTCACAGCTTGCTCCTTGTTTTTGGCCCATACCCAAGATAGTAAACAGTCCGGCATACCACCGGGCTCTTGTGAGCGCCGCAATATTGAATGCCGGGAGTCCGGCGGGTCCTCCGGGTCAACGCCGACGTTCCGAACCACCTCCACATCACCATTGCGCAACATAGTAACGCACCAGCGTTTATATCCACGGCGTACAAGGTCCGGCAAAGATGAGTTAAGGATATAATCCTCAATCCGGTCGCAACCCGGCATCGCATCCATAAAGTCCTCGGCCAACTTTCTGGATGAAAAAACGGCAACCACCCTATAGTCGCTATATGTTCCGGCTGTGATAATATACACCTTTTTCATGGCATTCTCCTTTGTTTTTAGGTCGTTCATCCAAATGCCCCCTCGTGATAGTCTTGATCTGAAAGCCCGCTGAATCCAGGTTTCTTATCCTTGCTGCCCATTTTCAAAATAAGTTGGTCATACTGGTCCCGCAGCTTTGAGGTCGATAAAATATTGTTCTGCCAGAACGTATCTCTTTGGCACCACCTTATCACCCGCTCTATTTCTTCAGTGTCACGCCTATCAAGTCTAATCAATCGATCGATATGTTGTGCCCAAGACCTAAGGTTCGGTTTTTTATGCTTAGGGTTGCGTTTCAGTATTTCTGAAAATAATAATTCAGATAGTCTGTATTCGACAGAATCAGACGAGAAGGTTTTAGGTTCTTTCTTATCATTGTTATCTTTCTTATCTTTATTGTTTATGCTCACTTGCGTTTCACTACCGTTTCGTTTGCGTTTCACTTGCGTTTCATTACTGTCCGTTTTGTAGTTGTCTAGGTCTTGGAATCTATCATAATTACATATACTTATGTGTGTTCCATAAGTGTCCGCTAAAATATCAATATAGCCCTGCTCCTTTAGTAGTGCCAACATCCTTGATACCTTAGCCCTTGACCATCTCCTGACTGTGCGATTGTAAAACTCATTATCCTCTGATATCTGAGACAAGCTAGTTACAA